GCAGTTAAATAATGAAAGACCTAAACCAATGGCTATAAAGGTTAATAAGTAATGGTCAGAAGAGCAACAATTAAAGTGCCACATAAGAGGATCACGGGTTCTCAAGGGAAAAAGACTTCGATTGGTAGAGGTAATGTAGGATTCTCGACCATGAATAAGAGGAAGAAAAAAAATTCCTACAAAAAATATAGAGGGCAAGGTAAATGAAAATAAAACATTTAAAAAACAAGACAGTTATAGAACTAGAACCTAAAGAGCTAGACAAATTTATAACTCAAGTTAATAATTTAGATACAACATTAGACACCATTAGAGAGTGTCAAGATATGTGGATAAGTGATCTAAATAATCTTAGTAAGCTTCGTTTTAAATTAACAGCTTTACTAGGACTTACATGGGATAGTGAAAATTATATTTATGTTAAGGAGGAATAGTGATACAAATGAAACCAGATATAAGCAACATGACATTAGAAGTTATCGAAGCTATAAAGAATAAAGAAGCTGTAGTCTTTGAGTACGGAAAACAAGAATTAAGAAACATAAAACCAGAAGGATTCTTTGGAGACTACGATGGTTTTCAGGGAACGGATACTCAACTTAATCAGTTTAGAAGATTTAAATTTTCAGAGATAACAGATTGGATAGGTGTTAAACCAACAGTAATGAAAGAATTTACAATAGCTGTACCTTGTGTTATTAATTATACAATAGTAGCTGGTAATAAGAAAGAAGCTACTGCTATATTCTTGGATCATTCTTTAGATTTAAATTCTAATATCAATGCTGATATTATAGATATGGAAGTAGATTTTTTCCCTACTACTTTTACACCTGATGAAGTTGAATCTTCAATAATAAAAGAGGTAGAACTAGATGAAAGATAAAACAATGGATGCTATAAGAAATAATATACTTACAATGGATGATCCAATTAAGTATGCATTAACTGAGGACCAACTCAGAGAGTGGGAAGATTTTATAATAAATAATTCAGAAGAGATATATAGAAACAAAGATATACATGAGGTACATCATGAAACGAATAGTCCTTTTTATATAGTTTCTATTTTTAAATATGAACAATCTGGAATGCAAGAATTTCTTGAAGAACTTGTTGCAATTTAGAAAGTAAGGTGGTATACTACTTCTACTCGATAGAAATAACCTAAGTAGAAAAAGGTAATCTAAGAGTCGTTAAGTAGCTATGCCCTCTATCTCCATCCTCCTCAAGGTGCTGCTTAATTCAGTTTACTGAGGTGATGGGGCAACTGGCTCATAGCCCCAACTCGAAAGAGTTAGCTATGGTTTTTAAGTACTGTTAAATACTAAGGAGAAATAACAATGGCAGTAGAAGAAGGGATTGTAAAGTGGGCAAGTATTAGTACACCAAATACTAGATACGAACCTGTTTATACAGTTGATTTAATTGTCAGCGATGAAGTTGCAAATGATTTTGCTAGTCGTGGACATAAAATAAAACAGCACGATGAAGGTCCTGCTATAGTAATCAAGAGAAAAGTAAATGGTCCAAACGGAATGGAAAGACCTGCTCCTAGATTACTGGATCAGAATAAACAAGACATCAATGTAGCTGTTGGTAATGGTTCTAGAGTTAAAGTTCAGTTCAATGAATATGAAGGTGAGAATCAATTTGGACCTTATAGAGGTTTAGATTTACAAGCTGTTCAGATTCTTGATCTTGTAGAATATCGTTCTGCAGATGGAGCTGAATTACTAGACGGGGAGGAATTCTAATGGTAGATACTCCCCAATTTTCAGGAGCACCTATAACTATAAACTCTGACGATGGTTCAGCTAAAGTTTATGATGCAGGTTTACTAGCTCCAGAAGCACAACAAGCAGTTGTAATGCTTGCTTTTATTAACCAATTTAGGCAGGTATTAAATACATCAAGCCAAGTGTTTAGTAATGTCGTAACAGAAAATCTAATTGATGATGCAGTTGTTGAGGAAATCAATGCTGAATCTTCGGAAGAGTCTGAGGACGACACTACTACAAATGAAGAAACTAAAGATAGTTAAGTCGATCTTTTTTATTATATGTCAGAGGGCAGGTAGTCTGAACTTGCCCTCTAATTTTTTTGAGGAGGATTTATGGAAAAAAGTACATGGGATAGGCACAAATTGCCATGTCCTAATCGTGAGTGTGGAAGTAGTGATGCAGTATCTACAAATAAAGATGGATCAGGTCATTGCTTTAGTTGTAACACTCATTGGAAGAATTATCAAAAAGCTTTAGATGGAAATATTATAGAGATGTCATCACATAAAGAACCAACAACATTTTTAAACTCTTATACAGGAGTCTTCGGAGAATTAACTGATCGTAAAATAAGCGAAGATGTAGCTAGAAAGTATAGTGTTAGAGTTGTTTATGATACAAAAGGTGAGGTAGCTAGACACGTCTACCCTTTTTATAATGGAAACGAGATAGTCTCCACTAAAACTAGAATAGTATCCACCAAAGACTTCTCAGTTAACGGAGGATTTGAAGGTACAGGTTTATTTGGAGAACAACTATTTGGTAAAGGTGGTAAGTACCTTACTATAACTGAAGGTGAGTGTGATGCGATGGCAGTTTATGAAATGTTTGATAAACGATGGGCATCAGTATCTATTAAACGTGGTGCTCAAGCTGCTGTTAGAGATATAAGAGACAGTATAGAGTTTGTTGAATCATTTGATAATGTTATTATCTGTTTTGATAATGACAAACATGGAAGAGAAGCAGCTCGTAAAGTTGCACGTATTATAAAACCCGGAAAGGCTAAGATAGTTTCTTTACCTGAAGGTTTTAAAGATGCGAATGCTATGCTTGAACAAGGACAGTATGCACAGTTCACTAAATCTTGGTGGGATGCTAAGACATACACACCATCAGGGATTATGGAACTATCTAGTGCTAAAGACAAATGGTTACATAGAGAAACTAAACCTAGTATTGCATACCCTTGGGAAGGACTAAATAAAAAACTGTTTGGTATGAGAAAGAATGAACTTGTAACTTTAACTGGAGGTACAGGTTTAGGTAAGTCAAGTATAACAAGAGAACTTACACACTATCTTATTAAGAACACCGAAGATAACGTAGGCATCATAGCTCTTGAAGAAAATTGGTTAAGAACTGCTGATGGAATTGTATCCATCGAAGCAAATGATCGGTTATATCTTGAAGAGAAAAGAAAGAATTACACAGAAGAAGAACTCACTAACTTATTTGATAGAGTTATTAAGAAAGATAAGGTATTTATACATGCTCATTTAGGAGCTACAGATATAGATGAAATCTTTTCTAAACTAAGATACATGATAGTAGGTTGTGAATGTGATTGGGTAATCGTAGATCACTTACACATGTTAGTTAATCAACTTACTGAATCGGATGAACGTAGAGGTATAGATAATCTTATGAATCGTTTGCGTTCTCTTGTTGAAGAGACTGGTGTTGGTATGTTTTTAGTATCACACCTTAGAAGAGCAGCAGGTGAGAAAGGACATGAACAAGGTATCGAAGTTTCTCTATCTCATTTAAAAGGATCTCAAGGCATTAGTCAATTAAGTGACTGTGTAATAGCATTAGAAAGGAATCAACAATCAGAAGATGAGAAGGAAGCTAACACTACAAAAGTTAGAGTTCTTAAATCTAGGTACACAGGTGACACAGGTTTAGCCTGTAGTTTAATATATAACCCAGAGACAGGTCGCATGAGTGAACTTACTGATGAAGAAACTCTTGATGATCTGCCCTTTTAGGAGACAACATGACATCTAAAGGTAAAGAAATAGTATTTGATATTGAAGCTAATGGTTTAAAGCCAGACACCATCTGGTGTATTGTAGCTAAACCTATAGGTGAACCTGTTGTTTCATTTGGTCCTACTAGAATAAAGGAAGGTATTGAATATTTAGAACAAGCTGAAACTTTAATAGGACATAATATTTTAGGTTTTGATATTCCAGTTATTGAAAAACTTTATGGTGGTAATCTACGTACTAAGAACATTAAAGATACTTTAGTTATGTCTAGATTATACAATCCAATAAGAGAGAATGGGCACAGTTTAAAAACGTGGGGATACATAGTAAATCTTCCTAAAGCTGAACAGCCTGAAGATTGGGATAGTTATAACACCGACATGCTAAAGTACTGTCAACAAGATGTTATACTTAATGAGAGAGTTTACAAAAGATTATTAGAAGAAGGAGAAGGTTTCTCAGAAGAAAGTTTAAAATTAGAAACTGCTGTAGCAGTTGTACTAAAACAACAAGAAGATACTGGATTTAAATTTGATGAAGAGTATGCTTTATTATTAGTAGCTCGATTAAAAGAAAGAATGTTTCAAGTTGAAAAGGAAGTACAGCAGACTTTTAAACCAAAGATGGTTGATATTAAAAGAGTAACACCTCGTTTAAAGAAAGACGGAACATTATCTAAGCAGGGTTTAACTAAAGAAGAATATGAAGAAAGAGTAAGTACTAACTGTACTGAACCTTTTATGAGACAAAAGTTACAGCCTTTTAACTTAGGTTCTAGAAAACAAATAGGAGAATACCTTATAGATTTTGGGTGGAAACCAAATAGATTTACTCCTACAGGTCAGCCAATAATTGATGAGACATCTTTAGCTAAAGTAAAGAAAATACCCGAAGCTAAACTTATTGCAGAGTTTCTTTTACTACAGAAGAGAATAGCACAGATAGATTCTTGGATATCAGCAGTTGATGAGGATCAAAGAGTACATGGATTTGTTATTCCTAATGGTACTATTACAGGAAGGATGTCACACAGATCACCTAATGTAGCACAAGTACCAAGTTTAAGTAGTGAATATGGTAAGGAATGTAGATCATGTTGGATTGTAAAAGATGGTTATAAATTATTAGGTGTGGATGCTAGTGGTCTTGAACTACGAATGCTTGCACACTATATGGACGATGAGGATTATATAAATGAAGTTACGACAGGAGACATACACACAGCTAATCAAAGACTTGCAGGACTTGAATCAAGAGATCAGAGTAAGACTTTCATCTATGCCTTTATCTATGGGGCAGGAGATGCGAAAATTGGGAGTGTGGCTGGAGGAGGTAAAAAGCTTGGAGCAGAACTTAAAGAACGCTTCCTCTCTAATAACCCATCACTTAGAACTCTTAGAGAAAGAGTATTTAAAGCGTCTAAACGAGGATACCTCAAAGGATTAGATGGTCGTAAGATATTTATTAGAAATGAACATGCTGCTTTGAATAGTTTATTACAAGGTGGTGGTGCTATTGTTATGAAGCAAGCTCTAATCATGTTACAATCATTAATTAAATTAAACACACTCGATGCTAAGTTCGTAGCTAACGTACACGATGAATGGCAAATAGAAGTCAGAGAAGATATAGCAGACTTTGTAGGTGAACGTGCTGTTGGATGTATTATTAAAGCAGGTGAGTATCATAATCTTCGCTGTCCTTTAGATGGTGAATACAAAATAGGAGACAATTGGAGTGAAACACATTGAAGATTCAAGTAGAAAAGGTGATCTTGCTGAATATTATGCTATAACTTGGTTATGGGATAATGGTTATGAAGTATTTCAGAACTCAGGATGCACAGGTCCTATTGATATGATTGCAATGAAAGATGGACAAACTACTTTTGTAGATGTCAAGACTATGCAGAAAGATAAGTATTCAAAATATCGTGGTAAGATGGGAAGAACCGAGGAACAAAAAGAATTAGGAGTTAAGTTTCTTTTATTTAATCCCGAGACTCGTAAATTAAGATGGTCAAAACACAAGGAGAAAACTCAATGAAGAAAAAACAATTAAGTAATATTGTTGAAGACATTTATAAATCTTTAAAACCTTTAACCAAAGGAGAAGGATTAGAATTGTCAGAAGAAATGATTGAATCTTTTGGTGAGGATATGAAGGAAGCACTTAGAGGTTGGATTAAGAAACAACCTAAGACTAAGGATGCTTTACGTATGTCTAATGTAGGTAAGCCTGCTCGTCAGCTCTGGTATAACAAACATTCTAAGATAAAAGCAAAAGATTTACAGGCTACATTAATGATTAAGTTTTTATATGGGCATATTCTTGAAGCTCTTGTAGTCTTCCTTGTTAAACTATCAGGACATAAGATAACTGACCAACAGAAAGAAGTTAATGTGAATGGTATTAAAGGTCATATAGATTGTAAGATAGATGGAGAAGTGGTAGATATAAAATCTGCATCAGGCTTTTCATTTAATAAATTTAAGAATGGTACTCTACCTGAGAACGATAGCTTCGGATACATGGCACAGCTTGCCGGATATGAAGAAGCAGAAGGCACAGATCAAGGAGGTTTTCTAGCCATCAATAAAGAAACAGGAGAACTTTGGTTTTTTAGACCTGATGAGCTTGACAAACCAGATATTAAATCTAAAATTAAAGGGTTAAAGGCAACATTAAAAAAGTCTGAACCACCTGAGTTATGTTATCAACCGATAGCAGAAGGAACTCAGGGGAATTTTAAATTACCTAGAGAATGTGTCTGGTGTCCTCATAAATTAGAATGTCATGCCGATGCTAATGATGGACGAGGATTACGTATTTATAATTATGCAAGAGGTCCAATGTTTTTTACAGACTTGGTAGTAGAACCTAGAGTAAAGGAGATAACTGATGAATGGGAAGAAAGCTAAACTTATTCGTAGACAAGCAGAAAAAATTCAGGTACAATGGATCAATAGTTTATTGACTGAAGATTCTGAAAAGATAACTGAAGAAACTTTAAACGCAGCTTTACCTGATCAGGAATATTTTTATAAAGGATCTACTATTCATTTATCTTTTATGAATCACAAATGGGTTGAAAAGAAATTAAAGAAAAATATAAATATATCTTTAAAAGATTTATTAAAATTAAATGCCTAATGAATTTATAAATGTAGAAAATATTAGTTTATCTGAATTGATTACTATAGTAGGTAGTTATTTATTTAATGGTAATGATATAGATACAATAGATATAGAGGTGCTAGAAAAGATACAAGAACTAGTGGATTTAGAAATAGAAGAAAGAACAATAAAGGTATTACATTAATGACTAAGAAAAAGAAAGAAGATTTAGTGAATCATCCAAAGCATTATAATCAAGGAGAAATAGAATGTATAGATGCAATCAGAGCTATGTTAGGTACTGAAGAATTTATCGGATACTTACGTGGCAACTCTTTGAAATACAGATGGAGGTTCAGATATAAGAATGGTATTCAGGACTTACAGAAAGCTGAATGGTATGAGAAAAGATTAACAGAAACATTGTTAGGGAAGGATAATGGTTGAAGAATATTTAGGAATAAAAATAAATTACTCTAAAGATAACAAACTTGATAAGTTTAGTTTAGATACTTTAAGAGACAGATACTTATGGGATAATGAAAAAAGTCCACAAGAAGCTTTTGCAAGAGCAGCAATTTTTGGTGCTACTTACAAAGGAGATATAGATTTTAATTTAGCACAGAGGTTATATAATTATGCATCCGATCATTGGTTTATGTTTAGTACTCCTATACTTAGTAACGGAGGAACAACTCGTGGGCTTCCTATCAGTTGCTTTCTCAATTACGTACCTGATTCGAGGGTTGGTCTTTCTAATCACTATGATGAAAACATATGGCTCGCAAGTTCAGGTGGAGGTATCGGTGGATATTGGGGAGATGTTAGGAGTGATGGCATTGCAACTAATAATGGTTCTCGTTCTACTGGTTCAATCCCCTTTATGCATGTCGTAGATGCAGAAATGTTAGCCTTCAATCAAGGCACAACAAGACGAGGAAGTTATGCAGCTTACTCAGATATATCACATCCAGAGATAGAAGAGTTTATTAATATGCGTAAAGAATCTGGTGGTGATATAAATAGAAAGAATTTAAATTTACATAACGCAGTTAACATAACAAATGAATTCTTACAGGCAGTAAAAGATGATGATGATTGGAGATTAATAGACCCAAAAACTAATGAGCCTACTAAGATTGTTAACGCAAGAGAATTATGGATGAGGTTGTTAGAAGCTAGAGCAGAAACAGGTGAGCCATACTTAATAAATATAGACAGATGTAATCAAGAGTTACGTCAAGAACAGAAGGACT